AAAAAAGGTTTTAGATAATGTAGATGATTCCTAAATCGAAATACCAACATTCTCGTTAAGTGCGTAGTATCAAAAACATTATATAATAATCGTAGGTGATTTAGTATCAATCGCTCATTTATCACCTTATCGTTGTCGTATCGTCTAAACATCTTATGTATGAGCTTTATGCGATTTAAGTCTTCAAGAAATTCTTTTTCTGTAGTACAGAATGGATTATCATAATGACGAGCCGCATATAATATAAAATTTTCATTCGAAACATAATTCATAATATAAACTCTACTTTACTCCATTAGGTGAACACGCTCAAAGCTACCCGCTTTAGTGTCGTAGTGTTGACTGCAACATATAGATGTGTGTTGCTAAAAAATATCTGTCCAACTTTATATCCGGCGCTTTGCGCGTTATTTGAGCCGGGATTCGAGCGAACAGTTATCATTACGTTATTGGCCTTAAATAAGCCAGCCGTAGTTAAATTGACATTACTTGTTATGAGTGTGTTGCTGCATAGAATTGTCGTGTTGGCCTTAACATTTACGCGGGCATTAAATACTGTATTAGATGGAATTGCTCCAAAGAAATTTCGCACTGTGATTTTTTTCGATGCCGGCGTACCGTTAGGATCATCAATGACCAGCAATAAATCTTCGCTGGTCGTTGATGTCGCGGCCGTAAGTGCAGATACCTTTTTATCGGCCATATTAAATTCTCCGAATATTAATCTGAAGTTGCGGAGCGAACAGTGAACGTACCCATATTGTTAGATACCGCACCGCTAATCACCAGATTGGCCGATTCAGCGCCATTGGTAGAAATGTTCAGGCTAACGAGATTGGATGTAAATGCACCGCCAGATGCGCTGCTGAACTGAATAGTATTCGAATTGACCTTATAAGTGCCTGCCACGCTAGGCTTGAAACTCAATACAAGAGTATTATTTGCATTGATGATATTGTCTGGAACTGTCGTAAAAGCACTGCCTGTCGCAATCACAGTATTACCCGTGACCGTGTTGGCTACTCTAATTCTCATATATCCGGCGCCGCCCTTATGACGTACGGGCTCATTAAATACGATATAGAGATTAGCTGTGGCCGTTCTTGCCAGAGCATTGCCACCGGTAGAATTGGAAGATAAATACATTTCCACAATGTCAGGGAAACCGAGATGTGCGCTATTTGCATAACCATCGGATACATCTGAGGTACCCGGATTAGCAGCCACCAGAATTTCGTCCATCTGACGACTATTTGAATTCAAGTCTGTCTTATTTTGCCGACGAACCCAACCCGCGCTGGTAGCAACTACATTACGCTTTCCTGTGCCGGAATGAAACCCTCCGCGAGGCTGTTGACCCGCAACTAAACCCGCAAGAGTATTTGCTCCACTAACAGTCTTTGTTGAATCTTTATTAAAGCTCCATAATGGCATTTGTAATTTCCTTTCGCATTTCGTCAAATTATCCGACTACTCGGCATAATATACTTGTGTATTTATACTTTATTATTTACGGTTTAATTAGATTATCGGTTGTCTTAGCGATTTCCTCCTGCGCGGAATTTTCCATCATCGCCTTCTTGGTAGCAGTGGCGTACATTACTTCCTTGGCGCGTGATCCATAGCGAGAGCGAAAGTCACTAAGTTTCTTCTTCATTCCCTTGACAATGTGCTCGCGTTTCTTCATCTCAGTATCAGACATCTTTCGTTCAGATAAATCGATATTTTCTTTCTGCTCAACCTCTTCATACATCTTTGGACGAACATCGACAAATTCAGCCTTACCGCTCAATTTGAAGCCATTCTTTTTCTTCTCTATAGTCTTTGCTATAATCTTACGGCGATCCATCTTTTTAGCATCGACCTTAGCGACTGGAGCTGCCATGGGTTCTTTTTCGTTTGCCAGACTATGAATCTTTGGATTATATTGACTCTTAGGAATAACCTTTACTCCGCCTCCCGTGCCACGACCGATCATGACCGTCGGTTCTTTCTTCTTCGACATAGCCTTCTTTTTTTGCTTAATCGGTTGTCGATTCTGCCCACTCGCTTCTTGAGCCACTACTTCGCGAACCGTCTGTAGTAGAGAATGAGTTAAATTGAAATTATTATTGGGCTTCATGATTATTGTCCTTCTTTTCGAATACCAGAAATTGCTTTCCTAATATCCTGATATGTTTTTGGAGTCTTTCCGGTATCTATCGTATTTTCTTCATTGGGGCCCACCCAGGGCTTGCGCGCAGAAAACGAAGCTAGTATTACTTCTTCTTTTTGGCCTGGAGTAGCATTAGAATAATTTTTACGAAGCTCATCCGATCCAAATTCACCACCACCCGACGCTCTTTCCCATAAATCAGCGTCAGCTACAGCTTGAGTTTTGCCGCCAGAAAGAAAACTATTTACGCGATTGAATGCCCACTGTTCGCGGGTTAGCTTTCGCGAAGAATCGCTCCAGGCATTTATTCCGCGAGCATATACTTCTAGAATGATATCGATATCGATATTATGCTTAATAGCTTTCTCATTCAGATTCTTTAGCGCACTATCAGTTAATTGAACTTCGTCTTTGAGTTCCTTCTTAATCGTTTTTCTGACGATATCTCGGGCAGCTGCGTTTGCCTTCTCGCGGGCCTGGCGAATAGCCATAGCATCTTGTTCAGAGTCGTGTTTAGTATCCAGCGGGCTTCGCATGGCTTCACGCATGGGATTCGTATCGCGAATTGTTGTACGCATACGATTAAATGTTTGCGGATCCTGTGTTGATAAATCGAGTAACCGATCTAATAGATCAGAAAGCCTACGACGCAGTTCTGGATTTGCAAGAGCCTTTTCTCCGCCTCTAAGAGCAGCACGATATCTATTGATCGAATCTGCACTAACCAGGCCTAATCGCAATAGCATATCGACCTTGGGTGTAAGACGGCTATCGGTATTATCGAAAGTTGCTTCTTCAACTTTCTTGTCTTCGGCAGGCTTAGGCTTAGGTTTTGCCATAGCCGCAGCAAACTTAGGAGAATGCTTGGCCATCTTAGCTATAAGCTGCGCTCTACGCATAGCGGGCAAACCCTCTGTACGAACCTGCTTATGAACCTTGCGATAAACAATGCGATTATCTGGTAGCCTTTCTTTCTCATATTCAAAATCTACGGCGCGCGTTACTTTATCGAATGCTTCATTTGTATCACCGATATGCTTAATATTATGGCCATTTTTACGCAAGGCATCAAGCTTGGTCTTATTGACCATTTGCTTTTTCATGGCTTTCAGAATTTTGAAATCCTGAGCATCGATCTTATTGTTGCGATTGGCGTCGAGCTTCCCCTGGTTACCAATTAGGGCCTCTTTCATGTCAGACTTCAAACAACCGTTAGCAAAGTCAATGTCGGCGATATTGTGCGTATGTGCCTCGGCAATATCACAGTAATCACATTTACCATCCTTACCGTCCTCACTATAATACATATCTTCCTTGATGACTGACATAAATGACTTTTCGTTTTTTCCTAACTTACGCACAAATCTTTGCTTCTGAGCGCCGGAAACACCAGGCGTATTCATCATATTGAAGTATATGTCTTGCGCTTTCATTGCGTGCTGAACGCTAACGGAGGTCTTTGTCCCATCGGCCCATGTAACCTTAAATGCTGGGCCAAGGCGTTGAACCTTGCGAAGCTGATATATTATATTAAGATCGCCTGCGTCACCTTGGTTAGCCACTGCCGATTTTCGAGCTTCGAGAAATAGTTCCTCGAACATTCGCTTTTTCTTTATTAAGCTACTGATAGAAGATAAATGCAAGTTATCTTTATTCATATTTCCTTCAGTCTTGGGCTGAGACATAGGCGCAGAACGAGCCGCAGCAAGACGCTCCATCTCCTTCTTTCGAATCATAGGTAATAGTCGAGTAGATAGCATTGAGATTCGCGCACCTAACTTTTTACCAAAACGGCGTGCAATCTGCTGATCGACTGATATTTTCTGTGTTCTGGGTAGATCCTCATATTTCTTAGTCTTGCCTACTATTCTTTTACGAATAGACATCAACGCGGCCTTACGCGCTCTATATTTCAGTCTGTCAGCTGGTGCCATTCTCTTGGCTTTTAGTTCTCGAATCCTTGCGTATCTCTTGGCCATACGACGCATACGCATACTTAGCTTCATGCGCCGAGAGGCCGAAAATACTCCAGCCTCATCTATCTGTTCAGTTTCATCAATTAGATCAGTCGATTCGTTCACGTCGTCTTGTGGTTCAACTGCATCCGGATCGTCGGAGTCAAGATATTCTCGACCAATCACATGTAGAAAATACGCATCGTCGGTATGCGGATCCAACTCCGCGACATCAAGATCATCTAGCATCTTCTTGGCGTCAGCAACCGATAGCATAAGCTCAGCATCGCCTTCTTCATCGGCTTCGACTAGCTGCTCAAACATTTCGTCTAGGGTCATGACATTCTCCACGGATTCAGTTAATCCGGATATTACTGCTTTATACATTTTCTTCTTTATCGACAGAGGCATTTTTGACGCGGCGCCTGCAATAAATTCTTTTTCTTTCTTATCTTTAGCCAATTGTCGCATTTTACTTGCGCTTATACCAATAACCCCTTCTGCATCTGGGTCGCGCTCGCCGGCTGATACAATGGCGATGGTATTCATCTTATACTCTTTACCATTATATTTATTTAATAATACTTCAAATTCCTTTACGCGATCCGAGCCCACAATCATCGTTACATCGGTAAAATTTTCCTTATCGAGGGACTGCATAATCTCTATGATTGTTCTGGCATTCGATTTGATAACGACATTACCAAATGCGGCCCGAGCAAATGTCATTTTCTCGGAGTATGATAGAGGATCTTTATTGCTATTTTGGGTATGAGATAGATAGATTCGCGCAATTGCACTCTGGCTTCTGGCTACAGATACGACCTTATTCACCAGAACTTCATGCCCAATAGTGATAGGGTTAAAACGTCCAAATGAAAATACAACTCTCTTAGCCATTCTGGTTTCCCTTAGGTATACAGGTAATGATATTTATAATTTTTCATATCCTCATATCAAAATAATGCTTGACATTTGCGTTTATTATGGTATAATAGAGTGTAGCTCTATAGAGAAGGTTGCATGTTGCATATAGAGTAGAAAGACGGGTATGCCAATAGCGATCCTAGTATGAAACCCAGTATTAATCCTGTAATAAACGCATTAATCATTTAGTCCATCCCTTAATTACATCCTTTGAGAAGTTGGCTTTACTGAATTCCAATCTATCGACTAGCTTTATTGCTCCTCCAGTAAGATGATCGATGGCCACATACCCTTCGGGAGTGGTTACCTTATAGCCGTTAGCTGTGCGAATGAATGTTCCAACGGTCGAAGCCTGATTCATCTTAGTCACAATGATATTCTTTGCGTCAACAATAGCATTATAGAAGTCATATATCTTATGCATGTCGCCCGCATTATTTGCAATTGGACCTAATGTAAGCTTGCGACGTTCGCGAACAGCAAGCTTACCCTTATCCGTCTTTCTTGCACTTTCTTCTGCGGCAAAATAATCGTTAAGATAATCCAATAATTCCGCCACATGAGCTTTCGTGTTCGTTATGGCCACACCCTCACGAATCTTTGTATTGTTATAGGTCTTAATACGCATAAGAAGTTCTTCATTGGACGAAATAGCATTCAGTATGTTTGTTGGTATTGTCCTTAGTATAACTCCGGCTTTTGACAATATGGTATTTAATTCTGCTGTTTCTTGAGCCGTCATCGTGGCTGCACCAGATACATCCTTGAATGTAGCATCGTCCATCCAAACCGATTTGATTTTGTTCATCTTGGTTATGATAGGTTTACCAAAAGAAGCTTTCATATCAGCAATCGTTTTGCCGGTATATGTCGTATGCCAGACTATACCGATTTGAGCGTCCCTAATGCGCTGAGCTAATGAGCTTGCATATGGAACAGCGTACACGATTGTATTCGGCTGAAAAGTTAAATATGTCTCGCCATCTATGGTCGCCTTCTTAAGAGTCGCCCCAACGAACATCAAATCGCCCTGATATACGCCAGAAGTTATACCAAGCTTGGCAAACTCCTTAAGCGCAATAGAAAAGTTTCTGGCTAGATCGCCCGACAAGTCGGCATTGATATCTTTCTGTGTTTTATATAGCTTTGGTTTGACATTGAATAGACCTTTTTTGGCCACGAAGAATTTACCGTCGCTTGGGTCGATGCCGGCAAACATGGCCGGTGCACCGTCATACTTTACTGTGGCTGTAATTTTTGTCTTTGTCTTTCCGGAAAGCATATCGCGCAGCGACGACATATATGCAAATATTTCTTGGGCACCAACAATTCCCTTATTGAAAATAAGGTCGTCGATATGCTCCATATGAAGATTCTTGTCTTTAGATTCTATAATAAAGGATTTGTAATTTAACATAGTCTGAGCCTGTGTAGCGGTAATGTTATCACCCTTCTTTAGGAACGCCAGTAGGCGAGCCAATTTCGTCTTTGAACTTCTTCTGTTAGATCAGCGTCCTCAAAAATGGCAGCCACATCGACTGTCACATCTACATCGGCACTTGTAATACGGCGAGGAACAACAGGCTCAACAGGCTGTTTGGTGTCTAGTTCGTTGGCGATTTCTTGATTATCGAAATCGGACATATCATATCTCCTTTTTGAATTTAAATTTTAACATAATCTGAGCTTGCTTTCTTTACCCTTGGTTAAAAATTCTGATAAATTCATTTCCTGTAAATACCTTTTCCTACTTCTAGATAAAATTTTGCTTCGTTTGCTGGTGGTGGTCTGAGTTTTGTTCGTATTTGAAAAATTGGCGTCTTGGTATCTTTACTTAAAAACACTAAATTATTGCCTTTTGCTTCTGCAATTAACGTGGTAGTTTTTTTAAGATTATCAAAATCCTCTACGGTTATTTCTTTTACTGTGCCAGATTGAACATCAACAACATTTGCTAAGTCGGAACCAAAAATACTTCTTCTTAAAAATGAATATGCAGTTTTTGAAAAATTTGAATCTTTAGATTTTGCAACAACTTTTTTTTTCAAATCATTATACATTGAATTGATTAATTGAAACTTTGCTTGTTGTTCTGCTGGTCCTGTAAATGGTTTACTTAGTCTGATGTATTTGTTTTCTGCATCCCATTTAACATTCATAGCATTTGCAAAATCTAACATTCCTTTATAAGGAGATAAATTAGCAACAGTAACACTTTCAGATTTGAGTGAGAATGACAATGGACTTGAAAATATTTTCTTTGTTGAGCCTTTTTTAGTTGCAAATATTTCTAAGGTAACATCACCTTTTATTTCACCACCACTTGATTCACCTGCAATGCCATCGGCAATTACTGTAAATGTTACAATTTCACCTTTGTTATTATTAAGAAAGTAATCAACTGCACCATCAGCTTTTCTTGTGAAATCTGCTCTGTCTAAAGATTTAATTAGTTGATCAATTTTCTTGTCAATCTTACCAACATCTTTAGACAAGTTATAGAGAACTTCATATTCTTTGTTAAATGCGCCAGGGATAGATTCAGGTTTTAATCTCATTTCAAAACCAACATTGAAAAAGTCGGGAGCGTTTTTTCCTTTTTGTCTTTTTATATTTGAAGCAATAGTATATTTGAATCGTCCTGTTGAAAAAATTTTTGTATCAATTTTTGTTCTAATTTTATTTAATTCTGTTTTTTCAACTTTGCCATAAGCCAAATATAATGAAAGGGCAATTGTAAAAATTCCCTCAATTACATCACCTTCGTTTAATTTAGCCAATTTACAACTCCTTATTCATTAATGGCCCACTTTAAATCTACACCTTCTGATGCCGCCATAAATTTTCCAATTTATAAAGTATTTATGCTATTCAAAATGAAAGAATCCTAGCATATTCCTACACGGTCATACCCTTATCAGACGTTATCCGCTATAGCGGGTTATTTTTCCGTCCTCGTGAATTAAAAATGCCTCGAAGTTGGTTTTCGGAAACTCGATACGCAATTCAATAAACTTGTCCAGATTAGCCCTAGCATCATCAAACATGCGTACTATGTCATATTTATGTTTTTTCAGTTCTCTTTGAATTATCTGTTTCTTGGCTATGGCTCCAGGCTTAGCGATATTCCCTGCACGATATATGTGAGATCGGTCTATGTCAAATCCATATTTTCGAAAGGTATCAACAAATAGTTGCTTATCATCCATGTCGGCCCGCGCGGTGATAATGATAAATCGAGTATCTGGGCCAGATAGGCGCTTCATCATTTTTTTGGCCGTCGTGAACATATTTGTTATTGGCTTAGCGGTGGCCGCAAAGTGAGCGGCAGATCGAAATTCTCGAAAGTCCAGATGTTCACCGGTCTTCAATTTATATACATTAAATTCAGCCGCGTTCAATTTTTGAACTATGCGCCCGCCGCGCATCACGTATACGCTTGAGGTGGTATGAAATAGAGTATCGTCTATATCGAATACTGTTAGACTTGTCGTCATGACGTATAAGTTTTTAGATCAATGTGTTTATTTGATCTAAGAAATTTCCTAAGTACGGGCAGTTCAGCTCCATATGCTTCTTTTTCCCACGGGTAGTTCATGTATCTTTTAAGAGTACAATTGTCATTTTGTATTATGATTTGCTTATGCCAACGAGTTTTGTCCAAATTGCCGCGTTGATAATTGTATAGTTCATTACGACTATATTGCTTGACATGTACTATTTCATGTATCATGCACTTAAGCTTGTTACGTATAGACAAATTGTCGCGTATGGTAATTTGAAAATCGCGCGGTCTAATCGCATCGCCTACCGATTCACAAAAAGCTAACAACGATTTATCGTTCGTATCACCAAATCGTATTAGTATATCAACATTCATCTTGGATCCCAGAATATCATTCGTTATCCAATGAGCAGCCTCTCGGAAAAGACGCCGATTATCTATCTTATCGACACCTCTAATGGTAATATTAGCCATATATTCTCCAAAATAGAGTTATATCATAGTGTGTCGTAGATAGTATTTATTAAGCTTCAATCTTATATTGACTTTTTGGAAGCATCGGCTCGAGGATTAAACGGACTTCGCCTATATCCAACGCCCTAACCGATGTGATTTATGTTCGAAATGAGAACTATTGTCGTCTTCATCTTCTCTCTGTAATTGCCGCTTCCACATTCTCTCTTCTCGGATTCGTTGTTTCTTTGCGGCGCGCGCAAGGTCATGACGAGAGACCGACGGCTCATGATCGAAGTCGTAATCGTCGCCCCAACTACGCTTTCTATGCCAAGTCTTAGACATATTACACCTTTAGGCTCGAAAAATCTTTACGGCCCATCTTCTTTGTTGTCCATTTCATTGTTTCTTCTTCTTTTCGCCTTTCTCCAAATGTGGTTTTGTCCATGATCGGAATATCGTGTATATCCTTCTGTGCATCATCTTCTAGATCATATAGCTTCATTCGTGCTTTGTCTACACCAATCACAAACCGTCGATTAGTCGTGGGATCAGCATAACGATTTTTCAATTGTTTGACCATTATCTGATTAAGGTCTTCCAGTTCTTCAGTCGCAATCAATGCCACCATAAAGTCGGCGGTTGCCGGTAACCCGAAAGACTCAGATGTATCCTCAAGTCCAGGATCAGATGATCCAAAGCCAGTTCTAGTCGTTTGTGTTGCGCTCATGATTGGTACATTTCGTTCGACGGCTAGACCTCTTAGTTCCTCTGCAATAGACTTGATATATGTATAGCTATTTATATTTGAGCCCTGCTTTATACGCGAGGACATACAGATATTTAGATAATCGACATATATGATATCGGGAATGAATTCACGCTTTAGATTTAGTTCATTCAACAAATGGCGAAAATGCCCGACATGTGCGCTTGCGGTAGGATACTCTTTGATGATAAGCTTACCTACAGTTTTGTCACGTATACGAGATATCTTCTTTTCGTATGAGTCTCTTGGTAGAGTATTCAGTTCCGATATTAACACATTTAGTAGATTTGCATCGATACGCTCGGCAATCTTCTCTTCGGACATTTCTAGCGTAATATATAATACCTTCTTGCCTATAGTGAGATTGGCCGCGGCCATATGACACATAGCCAAAGATTTACCTACGCCAGTACCTGCCAATATAATGTTCAGAGATTTCTTGGATAATCCTCCATAGGTAATCTTATTCATAAGCTCAAGATCGAACGGTATCTTTTCCTCTACGCGATGATAGAAATCATATCGTTCTGAGTAATCATCAAGAAAGTCATGACCAATATGCGAATCGAATGATACGGCCAACGCCGTCTTCAATATTTCGGGTAGATGTTCTTTTGTGTGCAACTTATTTCTACCATCTAGAATGGTGATGCTATCCATAATGGCATTATGAAGAGCACGATCCTGGCAGAACTTTTCTGTGCTATCACGAAGCCAGTCTACGTTTGTTTTTTCTGGCTTCTGCTTTAGTTCTATCAGAATAGAACTGGCCTGCTTATGTGTATCCTCACTTAATCCAGTCTGTTCCTCGATCTGAATATGTAAAGCCTCACATGTCGGTATGGTATTGTATTTTAGTATAAATGCATTGATCTTGTCAAAAATCAATTGCTCCGGCGCGCTATTAAAGTATTCGCTCTTTAAAAAAGGAATGACCTTACGAGCATAAACATCGTCATGTATGAGATGACGAAGAATAGTTTGTTCGATACGCATTTAATAATATTAGTCCAATTTATCTGAAATGTCAAGCTTAACTAGTTCATATTCCCCGTTTACCATACGATATCGAGCATATCCTTGTGTAATAAGAATTTCAAATGCTCGCATCGCGCCTTTGTGCATCCAATAATTTTTTCCGAGCATAAATCCACATATCAAAAGACCTATACCGACAATAGTAGATGTGAATAAGTTATAAAAATCCCAATACCATGTCATGTCTTTATCCTAATATGTTGCTCACTAATGACTAGCATTACTCTTCGTCATTATTCATGGATTCTGAGCCAACTTCAGTCTTACCATACTTGAATTCTTGCCCAGCAAAGACATCTAGGGCGTCGAGAAATTCTTTGGTGAAATACTTATCTGGGTCTTCGAGAATTTGCTTAGCAAAAACCTTACTACCATCAGGAAGTTCGTATCGGGTTGCAACCCTCTTGATTAAATTATACTTCTCTGCTAATTCAAGTAGCCCATAATAGCGATCCAATCCCTTATCATATGATAGTCGCACATCTACCATCTTATTTTCCTTAGTGAAGCGACTTTTATACATCTTACAATGAATGATGTTGCCTACTACATCTGTACCCACGCGATCCTTTTTCTTAGATAGCATTACGATTTGGGATGCTGCGTATTTTAAGCCCGATCCGCCACTAATCTCTTGCTGCGGGACATAAGCACCAATTACAGCATATGTATGATTTGTGATTAGCATGGGCGAGCGAGCTTTTGCAATTCGTAGAGATAGCGCACGAAATGTACCTCGAATAAGCTGAGCCCGAGTCATGTCGCGAGCATCTTTACCTTCTCCGATGTCTGAA